ACGCGCGATAGCAAGTGGACAGTGGGCCACATCATCGACCGCGCACGCGGTGGGTCAGTCACGGACGTGAACAACCAATGGCCCGAGTGTGCCCATTGCAATTACAGCGCAGGCGGCAGGCTCGGTGCGGCACGAACCAATGGGGCTCGGCCTGCAACTGTGGTCCGACTTGATAGCGAACGTGCACGCGGGATAAGGGGTCTGTGATGGTGCGGTATTGGTTGGATACCACGGATGAATCCATCGTGGTCGTGTGCGGTGTCCGTGCCTGTGCGTGGCGGCTGCTCTGCTGGGATGAGGCGGTAGGTGTTGTTGCTGTGCTGGCACACAGGGCGACAGAGCATGACTATGTACCGCCACGGATAGGGCTGAACAAGGCACAGTCACGCAATGCTGGTGGGTGCAGTGACCTTGGTTGTGACGCGCCATTGTATGCGAAGGGTATGTGTCGAGTCGCGTACAACAGAGCCCGCTACAAGGCCAGTAGAAAACTGGCAGGTCAAACCGTACCTGCCAAGGCGTTAAGTCAGCGACAGAGGCCGTTACGTGAGTCTGAGTGTGGTTTTTCAGGAACTGGTGATAGCCCGCGCTCGCTTTCCGCTCTCTTTCCCTCCCTCTTAAGCAAGGTTCAGCCATGACCAACGCAATACCAACCCATATCAGTTTCGTTCCCGAGGACACCGATCTCACTTCGGCGCAAGTCGGTTCGGCCCTTCTTGGGTTGCCCTTGTTTGAACAAGGATTGAACGTGGCGCGTGTGCTGGAGGCTAAGGACGCCGACGGCTTGCCGCTGTACCCGACGACCGTAATTCTCTTGCCGCGTCGGTCGCAGAAAACGACCTCAATCTGGGCTGTGCTGTTGGGCCGCATGACACTGATACCGGATTACAAGGTAGTGACGACCGCGCAGAACGGACAGCTTGCACGAAACAAGTTCCGCGAGCACGCCCGTATGCTCGCTGCTAACGGCTGGGACGATGAGGGCACCGGAAATACGATCCGATGGGCGAACGGGTCAGAAGCCTTTGAATTCGCCAACGGATCGCGGCTGTGGGTCGTGGCACCCAACGCCGCGTCGTTCCGTTCCGAGGCGGCCGACACCATGCTCTTTGACGAGGCGGGAGAATACGACCCCGAGAAAAGCGAGGACCTGCTATCGGGTGCGCTACCGCTCATGGATACCCGCCCACAGGGCCAGGTCATCATTGCGGGCACGCCTGCTAAAAGCCGTGCGGGTCTGCTGTGGGACACCTTGCAAGAGGGCCGGGCCGGTGAGCCGGGTACGGGCATTGTGGACTACTCAATCCGTGATTCTGAGGCGTCGGTGATCTACCCGGACGATGACGAGTCGGCTGTGCCGATCCTCAACGTCGAGGTATTCAAGCGTGTGCATCCTGGCGTCGGCACGCTGACCACAATGGTCAAGATGCAACAACGCTTCACAAAGATGCAACTGCCGCAATTCGAGCGTGAATACTTATGCAGGTTCCCCACAAACAGCACGACGCTCGCTATCGATCCCGAGAAGTGGCACAACGGCGAGACAGAAGCCAGCGAACGACCCGACCGCGTAGGCATGGCGTTTGACTGTGCCTATGACGGCTCTAGCGCTTCCCTTGCGTACGCCTGGCGGGACGCTGACGGTAACGCGGTCATTGAGGTGGTGGCGCACCGCCTAGGTACGTCGTGGCTCGCTCGGGTGGCACACAAGGCACAACAGGACCACAAACGCTACGCGGTGGCGTATGACGGCATCGGGGCAAACTTCGACCCTGTAAACGCCATGCTGACGATGAAACCGACGCCTAAAACGCAACGCCTAACCATGAATGACATCCTCGGTGCCGATCAACGCATTACAAGCGAGATCGACAATGGCACCTTGCGGCACTTCGGGCAGAGCGACCTAGAGGCTGCGGTGGCTAATGCGTCATGGCGGAACGTGGCTAAGTCGGGCCGTGCGTTCGGCGTGAAGGACAATAGCGGCGGTGCTATCAACCCCATTGTTGCGGCGTCCCTAGCGCTTTGGCAGTATGACAAAACAAAGGAGCGTGTGCCGATTTCTATTGCAATGTAGTAAACCCGCAGGTCGGCGGCTTGTGTCGTATTAACTAGTGATGAGCATATTCTCTTGGCTAGGTTTGACGCAGGCTGCCGACCAAATAGTCAACACAGGCATTAGCACCGCCACGCGCGGTGTGGTATCGCCGTGGGCTGGTCCTTCTAGTCTAAACACAATCGTTGTTAACGACCTACTCGGCGTTGACACCCAGACCGTCACCCGCGCACAGGCGATGTCTGTGCCCGCTGTCGCAAAGGCGCGACACCTCATCTGCGAAACCCTCGCCAGACAGCCGCTGAAGGCATACAAGGGCGGCGTAGAGGTCCCCGTACAACCGTCCTGGCTGTATCGCACCGACACCGCCATTGGGCCTCGCTTGCGGGCGATGTGGATTCTCGACGACCTCCTGTTTTTCGGGTGGTCGCTCGTATCTACCAAGCGCGGTGCTGACGGCTCAATTCTGGACGCGGCTCGCGTGCCGATGGAACGGTGGAAGTTTGACAACAACGGCCAGGTGCTCGTTGACAACAAGCCCGCACCTGCCGAAGAGGTTGTTCTCATTCCAGGGCCGTTCGAGGGCCTGCTAACCGCCGCTGCTCGCACTATCCGGGGTGCTATCGCGCTAGAGGACCAATGGAGCGCACGGGTCAAGAACCCCACGCCCATTGTCGAGATTTCTTATGACGGCGACGAGGACCTTACCGACGTTGAGATGCGCGATATCCGCGCCAAGTACGTGTTGGCTCGCCAAGACGTTGACGGCGTTGTCATGGTCACGCCCAAGGGCTTCACGGTCAATGCACAAGGGGACGCGGGCCTGAACCTATTTGTCGAGGGCCGCAACAACGCCGCTCTTGACATCGCGCGGTTCACGAACATCCCCGCGATCCTGCTAGACGCCAGCAACATCAGCTCGTCGTCCATTAACTACGCGAACACCGGCGTCAAGCGAAATGAATTCCACGACTACACGCTCCGTTCGTGGGCACTCCCGCTAGAAGAGCGCTTCTCGCTCGATGACATCTCAACGCGAGGCACGTCTATTGCGTTTGATCTATCCGCACTTACCGATTTTCCCGATAAGGGCATCGGCCCGATTGTTGAGGACTAGAAAGAATGATTAAGGTACAAGGCCTCCTACTAAAGGCCAATGCAGACACCCGAATCCTGGATTATATGCTGCTTCCGTTCGGTGAAGAGGGGCACACGAATGTAGGAAAGATCACTGCAAGCAAGGGCACGCTCACCCTTCCCGATGCGGCCACGCTGGTAGCCAACATGGAGCACGACAGCACAAAGCCGGTCGCGAAGTTCATCTCGCTGACGGAATCTGACGACGGCCTACGGGCCTCGCTACGGATTCTTAACACCACGTCTGGCAACGACCTCCTAATCGAGGCGTCCGAGGGTGTCCGCACCGGTATCTCGGTCGAGATTGACGACCCGATCATCCGCGCAGGTGCCCTTATCGGTGGCGCTCTCAGCGGTGCGGGGTTTGTCACGAACCCCGCGTTCAAGTCCGCTCAACTCGTAGCTGCTGACGCTGGCGATATCCCCGCTGACGCGGCCCAATCCGTTATTGACGCACTTACCAAGGCACTCAAAGACCTCACCGAGGCCGTTGTGCCGACCGACCCCACCACCGATCCGGTTGTGGACCCAAATGCCGCCACGGCAGAAAAGGAAACGAATATGATCCCCGTAACTGCCTCAGCGCCGCAGGGCCTACAGGCCGCGAACGTTCCCGAGATTGCTAGCGACCTCTCCGCTAACGCAATCTTCACCATGCTTGCCACGGCTAACGCCACGGGCAACCGCAAGATGCTCGCTGCGCTAGCCGATATCGTTCCCGCGAACGTCGTGGAGATGACTCAGCCGCAGTTTGTTGGCGAACTGTGGTCGGGCAAGGCATTCCAGCGCAAGATTGTCCCGCTGTTCAACCACGCTGACCTTTCCTCGCTGACGGTTCAGGGCTGGCGCTGGGTTACCAAGCCCACCGTTGCCGCGTACGCGGGAAACAAGACCGCCGTGCCGTCCAACATCGTGGACACCGAGCCTGTGCCGCTTACCGCGTCGCGCATTGCTGGTGCTCACGACATTGACCGCAAGTTCCGCGACTTCAACGACACCGGTTTTTGGGAGGCCTACTACCGCGCAATGACCGAGTCCTATGCCAAGGTTTCTGACACCGCCGTTCTCGGCAATGTCATCACCGCCGCTGGTGCCGCCGTTGCCGGTGCCGTTGTTCCTGCTGGCGTTTCCAAGGGCATGGCGCAGATCGTTGACGGCGCTATCCGGGTTCTCGGTGCTACCGACACCGCGCCGACGTTCGCGCTTGTTGCGCTCAACCTTTACCGCGACATTCTGCTAACCCGCAGCGATGACACGCTGACCTACCTCAACGCGGCCCTTGGTCTCGAAGACGGAACGATCAACTCGTTCCGCGTTCAGCCGTCTGCCGCTCTTGCTGCTAACCAGGTCCTGGTCGGCACCAAGGATTCCGTCACCGTGCACGAGCTCGGTGGTGACGCGCCGATCCGCATCGAGGCTGAGAACATCGCGCTCGGTGGTATCGACGCTGGGGTGTTCGGGTATTACGCCGTGAACATCCACGACGCGTCCGGCCTAGCCCTTGTTGGCCCGAACGTCCCGTGATTCTGGGCGGTGCGGGTTGGGACTGCTCAGCCCGCGCCACCTTCCACACCCACACACTCTTAGGCAGGTGAACACATGGCTCTCGTTGGTTGGCTAGATACCGTAGACCCGCTCGTTATTACTTGGCTGGACGCGCCGAGCGGCGATGAACTGCGTATTTTCCTGGCATCTGCCTACGCGCAATGCCTCGCCTTTGCGCCTGAACTTGCCGTAGGTGCTGTTGTGCCGGATAACTACAAACTCGCACAGTTCTTTCAGACCAAAGCGCTATACCGCTCACAGCTTGCAGGTAGTGGCGATCAGATCGGTGCTGACGGAATGAGCGTCACGGTGTTCCCGATGGACTGGACCGTAAAGAACCTCCTACGGCCCAAGAAAGTCGGGCGTGTGCTGTGACCACGAACCTACGCGCACCCCTTCTAGCGGCCCTAGCGGCCCTTCCAGCGTCCTGGAAGGTCATCGGCTACCCGTACAGCCCTAGCGCCATTACAACCCCGACAATCGCCCTGTGGGCCACTGACCTAGTACCCGCACAGGCGGCAGTCAGCGGACGCTACAAGGTCTCTTACATCCTGCAACTGTTCACGGGTCACCAAGACCCGACCAAGGCCGACGACGCGCTAGACGCCTCGCTAGGCGAACTGCTCACGGTGCTGTGGGATTCGCAGCAATTTGTATTTGAAACGGCACAACGCACGACCTCGGTGGACGACACGATCCATTCGTGGACAATCACCGTCTCTGGCGGAATCCTCATTGAAAAGGCGGTAATCTAATGGTTGCAATCGCAGTCACCCCACTAG